GTTTAACGTCATACAGATAGTCCTCGTATGGTAGAATTAAAGGATTTTCGGGTAAATCCCCAGGTACCTTCAAACCTGTAATTGCCTTACGTAATTTATCGTATTCCTCACGCCCGTGAAGAACTATCTCTCGAAAAGCCGTTTCAATATTCGTCATTAGTATAACGTTCGGGTCAGCACACTTTCTAGTCCAATTCAACATCTCGTAAATTACTTCAATCTTAAGTGGGGCAACAGTACGTGTCAATTCCGGACAAAATCTAAATTTCCGTTTAAGAAAGAAAATATCTTCCAGTTTTCGGGTTTTAACAATTTCACCAGTTTTAGCTTCGTCTGTATACTCATGTTTCATCTCAGCCATGACCTCGCTTATGGTTACTTGATTGTACCATTGCACGACCTTGGCATCAATGTTTAAAACATTGTCATCTCCGTAAGTTATTAAAGCAACATACTCGTTGAACCATTTCATTGACCGCAACCGTGGTTGAAATTTCTCCATAACACGAATCCAAGATAGCCGCATAATAGTGGAATTATACAAACAATTGATTATGACCGTGAATGGATTACCGGATGGTTGAGAGTGCGTCCACATATAGACATTATCATCATAAATGTGTACAGAATGTACCAGATGCGACCATAAGCCTAAACAAACGCGAATAGTTCTTTCTCCAACTGGGGTTTCAAAATCAATGAATTGAGAGAGCCACGTCACGAATATTTCCCAAAAGATTGCCCACAAAATTTGAGCAACCAAGGAACCATCAAAGTTCCCAAAGTCACCAGCAATCACATGACCACCTTTCGTTTTCATTCGTTTTGCTATTCTTTCCCAATCTGAAGAATAAACATTGGTTCCAACAGCAATTTCGTTGTCAATGCGATTGTGCATCAACCATGCGGCAAAAGGAAGAAAATATTGGCGAAACGCGACGACAAAGTGTTGCGGACCAGCAGAGAAAACGCGAGTTTTACCGACATCAACTTTAGCGATGTCGCGACGTTCGTCTTTCAGTGTGTCGACAAACACAACGTTAGAGATACGGCCATTCGCACAATCTTCAATCAAATTTTCCACATCGCGTCGCAAAGCCAAAGCATTCACACTAGTGAAATCAAAACTTTCGTTGGAGCCCATCCAATGCTGTTTGCCAGGTGCACTTCGTTTCATCTGAGCATAAGGAAAACCTGGTGAAGTGGTACGATTCACGGCACACATAAATTCATCATCTTGTGTTCCTCGAATAGCCTCCTCATAAGATAAAATACGCTGATATTTACTCTTATCCAGATTTTTACTATATTGATTCAACATCACTCGGCAAACATCTCGAGCTGCACTCAGAACTTCATCATCACCTAACACAGCAGTATCAACGCCACACTTTTTAAGTCCCGACAGTAAAGGATTATGTACCTTACCGTTCAGAATCGTGGGCTTCAATAGCGCTGGTTTCATTATAGGAGTAGATAATTTTCCATATATTTTAGAACGAATGATGGACGAATTTACTGCTTGCCCGACTCTAATTGAAGATTTACCTAGAGCGCAAAATTTACCTTCGGGCACGTCACTTTCCTCAAGAGGGTCAACACATCCAGGAATTTCATAATAGAATTGGGAAGAAATATTCTTCTTATTGCGCTTAATCAATTCTGAACATGCATCCTCAATACACTCTTGAGTCAAAGGACATGCGTAGCCATGTTCTTCAGCATCATTACCAGCAATGTGCATACCAATTATTTTACGTTCCAAATATTTGTTATACAGACCGATTAAAGAACCGCAATCACCTGTGCGTGTCGGAGC